TGGCGCAGTGGACGGCAAGACCACCAACGGCTATCAACGCTCCGTCAGCGTCGACCTTCCAGCCAGCACTTCGGGCTGGATGTTCCGTGTCCGTCGGATAACGCCGAACCAGAACAGTGGCACTGTAGCCGACACTATGACTATCGCCGGCTACACCGAAATCATTGACGAGAAACTGCGCTACCCCAACACCGCGCTCCTGTACATCGAGTTTGACGCCCAGCAGTTCCAGAACATCCCTGCGGTAACCGTGAAGTGCAAGGCCAAGCGCTGGCCGGTGCCGACCAACTACGATCCCGTTGCACGCACCTATACCGGCGTATGGGACGGCACCTTCAAGCAGGCCTGGACCAACAACCCGGCCTTTGTGACTTACGGCCTGTGCGTCGAGGATCGTTTCGGCCTAGGTAAGCGCATCAAGTCGTGGATGGTCGACAAATGGGAGATGTACCGCATCGCCCAGTACTGCGACCAACTGGTGCCGAACGGGCAGGGCGGCCAGGAGCCGCGTTTTTTGTGCGACATGAACCTGCAGGGTCGCGCTGAGGCTTGGACGCTGCTGCGCGACCTGTCGGCTATCTACCGTGGCATGGTGTACTGGGCTCACGGCTCGTTGTTCATGCAGGCGGACATGCCGCGCGCCCAGGACATCGACTACGTCTTCACCCGGGCCAACGTCATCGATGGCGAGTTCGTGTATGGCGGCGCCGAGCGCAATACGCACTACAGCCGCGCCCTGGTCAGCTACGACAACCCCGCCAACAACTATGACACCGACGTCATCCCGGTGACCGACCTGGCGCTCCAGCGCCGGTACCGTGACCGTCCGGTGGAAATTTCGGCCATTGGCTGCACCCGCGCCTCCGAGGCACAACGCCGCGGTAAGTGGGCACTACTGAGCAACAGCCAAGATCGCACCGTCACCTTCAAGACTGGTATGGAGGGCCGGATCCCGCTGCCTGGCTATGTCATTCCAGTGGCAGACGAGCTGGTGGCCGGCCGTCCAAACGGTGGTCGGATATCGTCGGCGGCCGGGCGCGTCGTGACGCTGGACCGTGACACGCCTATCAAGGTCGGCGACCGCCTGATCCTGAACCTGCCAAACGGAACCGCCCAGGCGCGTACCGTGCAGTCGGTTGCTGGGCGTGCAGTGACGGTGACCACCGCGTATGGCGTGCAGCCGGAGCCGGAACTGCAGTGGGCGATTGATTATGACGACCTGGCGGTCCAGCTGTTCCGGGTGTTGAAGACTACTCGCACCCAAGAAGGCGACTACGAGATCACCGCCCTTGAGTTCAATCCGAGCAAGTTTGCGGCGATCGATACAGGCGCCAAGCTGGATGAGCGTCCGATCAGCGTCATACCTGTGACGACCGTCCTGCCACCGGCCAGCGTTACCCTGACCTCGGTTTACGCCGTGGACCAGGGAATTGGGGTCAACACCATGACCATCGCATGGCCCGCAGTGCAGGGGGCCGTGGCCTATGACGTCGAGTGGCGTAAGGACAACGGCAACTGGGTCCGCGTGCAGCGCACCGGCGCTGCATCTGTTGATGTGGTGGGTATCTACGCTGGTGCCTATCTGGCTCGCGTGCGCGCGGTTAGCTCATTCGACATCACGTCGATCTGGCGCGACTCCAGTCTCACCGAGCTGAAAGGGAAGGTCGGACTGCCTCCGGCAGTTGCATCGCTTTCGGCCACGCCTCTGGTTTATGGCACACGGCTGAACTGGGCGTTCCCAGCTGGCGCGGAAGATACCCAGCGCACGGAGATCTGGCAGAGCCCGACGACCTTGCGTGATGATGCCGCCAAGCTGGGCGACTATTCCTATCCGCAGGCCGAGCACGAAATTCATGGTCTGGCTGCGGGTGTTTCTTTCTACTACTGGGCTCGCCTGGTGGACCGCAGTGGCAATGTGGGGCCTTGGTATCCGGCGGGCGTCGGGGTAAACGGGCAGTCCAGCAGCGACCAGTCCGAATATGAGGAGTACTTCAAGGACAAGATCAGCAATGGCGCCTTGTACCCCGCGCTTCGGGAGGAGATCTCGCTGATCTCGGGGCCGCCGACCCAGGCCGGCTCAGTTGCTCAGCGCCTTGCTGCAGAGGCAACTGCTCGCGGGCAAGCCATTGCGGCCGAGGCCACCGCCCGGGGTCAGGCCATCGCGGCTGAAACGTCGGCTCGCAACCAGGCGATCGCCGCTGAGGAGGTCGAGCGCAACAAGGCGATCGCAGTCGAAACCCAGGCGCGGACCAAGGCGATCGGCGATGAGTCTGCTGCCCGTGCCCAGGGCTTGCTGTCGGAGGCCCAGGCGCGCGGCGCGGCGATCACCAGCGAAGCGCAGGCTCGTCAGTCGGCAGATGAATCGCTGAGCCAGAAGATCGAAACCGTCACGGCTTCGGCTGGCAACAATGCCGCGGCGATCCAGACGGAGGCCACTACCCGGGCCAATGCCGATTCGGCGCTTGGTGAGAGCATTGCCATCGTGGCGGCCAACACAGCTTCCAACGCTGCCGCGATCAGCAACGAGACTACTGCGCGGACCACCGCCGACGCCGCCATGGCTTCGCAGATCGCTAGCCTGCGCGCCGAGTCTGGCGGGTTTGACTCGACGCTGAACTACGGCTTTGCCTCGAGCGTAGAGGGCTGGTCTGGCACTCGCTGCACGCTCACCGTCGAAAATGGTCGGCTGATCGTGACCAACGACAGCGCTGGGGCTTACCTCAATTCGCCGCTGGTGGCGATTAAGGGTCGGGACCATGACCGCCTCCGCTGCCGGATCACCCGGCGCGCGGGTACCGGCTGGACTGGCCAAGTGTCCTACGCCACGGCCGGGCACGGTTCGTCGACCGCGTACAACAAGATCATCCCGAACCCTGGCCTGGCGGTCGGGCAGACCATGGTGCTCGAGTGGGACATGTCGCAGCTGACCAATGGCGGCAGCGACTGGTCGGACAGCACGATCACCAGGTTCTACCTGTGGATCAGCGGCACTGCGGGTGATGTCTTCGAAATCGACTGGATCGCTGTTGGCCAGATCGCGCCGTCGGCGTCGGTCGCTTCGGTTGTGGATGAGCGTACCGCCCGGATCAGTGGCGATGAGGCGAACGCCTCTGCCGTCACCGCGCTGGGCAGCAGCCTGACCACTACCAACCAGAACGTCACCGCCGCCCAGCAGGCCGCCCAGGACGCGGCCACGCTGGCGGGTGGCAAAGGCAAGGTGCTGGTGCAGGAGACTGCACCGGCCGCTGCCGACCGCCTGGAACAGAACCTGTGGATCGATACCACCAACAACTCCAACACCCCAAAACGCTGGAACGGTACCGCCTGGGCGGCTGTCACGGACAAGGTGGCCACGGATGCTGCTGCGGCTGCACAGTCGGCACTGTCGCAGCTGGCTGGCAAAGCCGACGCTTCGGCGCTGCAGGCGCTTAGTACTACGGTGACCAACCAGGGCACCACTCTGTCGAGCCAGGGCAACAGCATCACCGAGCTCAACAGCAGCCTGCAGACCACCAACGGCAACGTCACGACAGCTCAACAAGCGGCTCAGGCAGCGGCCGACCTGGCGGGTGGCAAAGGCAAGGTGCTTTTTTCAACACCGGCCGTAGCTGACCGGAAGGCGGAGAACCTGTGGATCGATACCACTAACAACGCCAACACCCCGAAGCGCTGGAACGGCACCGCTTGGGTGGCTGTGACGGACAAGGCGGCAACGGATGCCGCTGCTGCCGCTGCCAGCGCGCTGGCGCAGGTGGCGAACAAGGCCGATGCCTCGGCGCTTCAGGCGCTTAACTCGACTGTGACCAGCCAGGGCACCACCCTGACCAGTCAAGGTACGGCGCTCACCCAGCTCAAGGCCTCGATCGGGCAGCAGCCTGACAACTTGATCCTTCGCGGCAGCTTCGAGGATGGATTGGTCGATCCATGGACGAACAACCCAGGCATCACCAATATCTCGGCGCATCCTTCGGCCGGGAAGGGTATCTCGTTCTACGACAACAGCTTCTGCGGTGTGGGATTCAACGTCCTGACCAAGGGCGGTGAGCAATTCGACCTAGCGGCCGATATCTGGCCGAACTACATGACGGCGGGACAGACCACCCGCTTGCAGATGCAGTTCTACGACAAGGCCAACAACAACCTCGGATACTTCACTGCGTTCACGGTGCCGGCAGGGACTGGCGGCTTCAAAACCTCCACCGGCCGCATCACTGCGCCGGAGGGGGCGGTCTCGGCCCGATTCGTGACGCGGACTGAGCCGGCGGACGGTACCGGCCGCTCACTGTGGTGCAACATCCTGGCGCGCCGGGTGACGGCGGCTGACGCGGCCAATGCTGAAGCGGTAAGCAACCTCAGCAGCACGGTCACCCAGCAGGGCACCACACTGACCAGCCATGGCCAGGCCCTGACCCAGCTGAACAACGACCTGCAGAGTGTTGCGCAGGGCAAGGCAGACGCTTCGGCCTTGCAGACTCTGAGCAACACGGTCACTAGCCAGGGCAACACCCTGAGCAGCCAAGGCGTGAGCATCACCCAGCTGAACAGTGGCCTGCAGACCACTAATGGGAACGTCACGACGGCTCAACAAGCGGCTCAGGCAGCGGCCGACCTGGCGGGTGGTAAAGGCAAGGTGCTTTTCTCAACGCCGGCCGTAGCTGACCGGAAGGCGGAGAACCTGTGGATCGATACCACTAACAACGCCAACACCCCGAAGCGCTGGAACGGCACCGCTTGGGTGGCCGTGACGGACAAGGCGGCAACAGACGCAGCGGCGGCGGCTGCCAGCGCCTTGGCGCAGGTGGCGACCAAAGCGGAGGCTGCCGCGCTACAGACGTTGAGTAACACCGTGACCAGTCAGGGCAATACGCTGACCAGCCAGGGTAATGCGCTCACCGGGCTGCAGGCGTCGATCGGCAGTCTGGCAGGCAATGGGGCCAACTTGCTCGACAGCGCGTACAGCTGGCTGGCCTCGACGACGCTGCCGCCGCTCAGCGGCCAGTTGCTTACCCGCGCTGGTGTGGCTGTACCGGAAGCCGACTCCGGGTTCGGCCTGCGCCTGGTAACCACGGAGGCGAACAACATCTTCGCCTACGTGACCTTGGCGTCGTCGAACAGCGCCGCCGGGTTCAACATGCGAGTGGAAGCTGGTACCTACCTGGTGTCGATGAATGTCAAAGGAGACACGGCCGGCCAGATCATGGCCAACCTGTACGACGGCGTCACCTCCCGCTCGGCCACGCTGAACTACACCACCGACCGCCAGAGGCTGACTTTCGTCATCACGATCACCGGCAGCTCCAAAGTCGGCCTGCTGATCTACCCGAACCGCCACAACGCCGCGAGCGCTGCGATCGTGGTGGACTCGATCATGGTCGAGAAGCGAGTGGGCGAGAGCAACACCCCGTCGCCATTCGTGGCGGGGCCGACGGCGCGGGCAGCAGGTGCACTGGCGGCCGCCCAACAGGCCCTGGATGTTCGGGTGACGCAGACTGAGAGCGGCTTGTCCTCGACCAGCGCTGCTGTCACCACCTTGAGCAACAGCTTGCAAACCACCAACGGCAACGTCACCACCGCCCAACAGGCGGCGCAGGCGGCTGCTGATCTGGCGGGTGGCAAAGGCAAGGTGCTTTTCGCCACGCCGGCCGTTGCTGACCGGCAAGCGGAAAACCTGTGGATCGATACCACCAACAACGGCAATACCCCAAAACGTTGGAACGGTACTGCTTGGGTGGCTGTGACCGACAAGGTGGCCACGGATGCCGCCGCAGCAGCACAGTCAGCGCTGACGCAACTGGCCTCCAAGGCGGATGCATCGGCGCTGCAAACCTTGCAGTCGACGGTCACCAGTCAAGGCAACACGATCAACAGCCAGGGCACCTCGTTAACCCAGCTGAAGGCTTCCCTAAGCCAGCAGCCGGACAACCTGGTGCTGCGCGGCACGTTCGAGGACGGTCTGGTCGATCCATGGACGGGTAACCCGGGCATTGCGGGATTGACGGCGCACCCGTCCGCGGGCAAGGCGATTGCTTTCTATGCCAACAGCTTCTGCGGTACCGGGCGATTCATCATCTCGGGAGGCGAGCAGCTGGACTTGTCGGCGGATGTGTACCGCGCCTACATGACGGCAGGGCAGACCGGCAACTTCCAGGTGCAGTTCTTCGACAAGACGGACACCAACCTGGGCTACTTCAACGCCTTTACCTTCTCGGCGGGCGGCGGCTTCCAGACGTTCTCCGGGCGACTCACGGCGCCGGCAGCAGCTGTATCGGCGCGCTTCGTCACGCGGATCCAGCCAGCAGACGGTACCGGGCGTGCGCTGTGGTGCAACATCGTTGCCCGCCGGGTAACCGCAGCTGATGCGGCCAACGGCGAAGCGATCAGCACCCTGGGCACCACGGTGACGCAGCAGGGCACGACGCTTACCAGCCAAGGGCAATCGCTGCTGAGCCTGACCAATCGCATGACCGATGCCGAAGGCGTGAACAGTGCCCAGGCAGCGGCCATCAGCCAGATGGACACGACGGTCAAGCAGCAGGGCACGGCGATCACGGCGGCCGCCACCCGCTTGGACGGGCTGTATGTCCAGGTGAACCCGGAAATGG